TGGGGTATCTCCCGCGTGCTGACCAACTTTAGGCAGGCGTGGTATTACCAGATTTTGCACAGGTACAACGAAGCCGTCGCGCTTGACTACGTCATTCCTTTTCGCGTTATTACGCCGGCACCGCGCGGCGGCGACGCGCAGTCGAGTGACCCGGTACACACTATCAACCTGTCTAACTTTTCCGCGCGCGTCAGCGCGATGCTCCGTGCTCGCCGCACCGACCCTGCGCGCTGGAACGTGCTGCCGTTCCCAGTGAATTATCAAGCACTCGGCGGTGACGCCAGCCAGTTAGCCCCGAAAGACTTGCTAGAGCAAGGGCTTGATACGTTGTTGAAGTGTATTGGCATGCCCGTCGAATTGTTCAACGGCACGCTTCAACTGCAAGCGGCGCCAGCCGCGCTTCGTTTATTTGAGGCAAACTGGAGTCATCTGCCGCACAATATGAATCGGTTTCTGACAGACCTTGCGGCAAACATCGCCAAGATTATGTCGTGGGAACCGGTTGGCGCGAAGTTAATGCGCGTCACACACGCCGACGACCTCAACCGGCAGATGGCCAAACTGCAACTTATGCAGGGCCAGCAAATCAGCAAGACAACAGGTCTCAAGTCTGTCGGCTTGGATTACGAGGAAGAGACAAAGCGCATGCTCGACGAAGAGCGGATTTACGCAGAAGAGCAAGAGCGCATGCAAAAGGAAATGGAACAGTCGCAGCAGATGAAGGACCTGTCACAACAGGCGCCCATGATAGGCAACGTCGGCAACGCTGGCGCAGGCGCGACAGGAATGCCGCAGCAAGGCGGCGCACCGGCTCCCGCTGGTGGCGCGGCGCCTCCGGGCGCGCCACCCGGCCCGGGACAACCGACGGCTGTAGATCAGTTTCTTATGCAGCGGCAAAATTCCGGCAACATTCCTCGTACACCGGAAGACATGCAGCAGCAAGCGCAACTTATCGCCAATCAATTGCTGTCGCTGCCTGAATCGCAAAAGGATTCAGAACTCATCAAACTCAAGCGCGGCGATCAAACAATGCACGCGCTTGTTACCAGTATTATTGACGACATTCGACAGCAGGCGCGGTCGCAGGGCGGCGCTATGGTTATGCAACAACAATATGGCCAACCCAGTCCTGCGGGTGGGTAATAATGAACGTTGGCATCTACACGCATTACGCACAATGCGACCAAACATATCTTACTGTGCGGCTGGCTGAGTATTTGCGCAGTTGCGGCGTAGATTTTTCTATCTATGCCGATAACCAGCCTGCAAAGTTAAAAATTCCGTACGACAATCTTGTCGTGCACCGCTCGCGGCAAAAGTATAGCGAGTGGCTGAAGGGGCGCAGCGCTGTCGTTTGGACGCATATTCCCAAGATAGAGCAAATTAACATTGCTAAGCGCCGCGGCATCTTAACCGTTTTAGCCCCTATGTGGCAGGAACTGAGTCCGCCTTTTCGCAAAGCCGCCAGACAAGCCGACCATGTAATTGCGCTATGCACAGAAAATCGCGAACTATTTCACGGCGTATACAAGTTTCGAAACACCACGCTAATTCCCTTTGACGCTGGTTTGCCGCCGACGAAAAAAGACGCAGCAGTTAACGCGCGCAAGATAAAACTGTTTTTGCCGTGGTATGACCGAAATGCTCGTTGCGCTCAAAGTTATTTTTTGGATCGTTTGGCATATTTGTTAACTCACATGCCAGAAGCGCATTTGACGGTTTGCATTTCGTCTAGTAAATTTTCTCCGGCAATTGCTAAGTTTTTTCAACGGCTTGGCCAAAAGACGGATGGCCGCGTTGTTGTTGCCCGCAATGTGCCTATTCAAAAAAGACCCAGTCTATATGCCGCGCACGATTTAACCATCAACCCCGCTGAGTGCGACAACTATGGTTTATGTAATTTAACGTCTATTTGCTGCGGCACTCCGGTGCTAACGTTTGCTGTAGCGCCGCAAACAGATTTTGTATATCCAGAAGTAAACGGCGTGCTTGTAAAAACAAAAGTCGATTACGATGAAAACGGCGCACCTCACGCCAACCCTGATTACGACAGTTTTGCTGATGCCCTGCAAACCCTTATCGCGGAGCCTAGGCATATTGACCTGATGAACAAAAAAATCAACTACAATTTGAACTCTAGACGCAAGGCCTTTGAATTAGGTTGGCAGTCAGTCTTGCGGCTTGTTTGAATTGGTGCATGGAGGCACCTATGAAAAAGGCCGACGATTTGTCGATAGACAAGACATTTCAATTTGCGACGCAGTGTTACGCAGACAAAAAAACCAACACCGGCTACGAATTGATGGAGCACTGCAAATGCGTAGCCCGGCAGGCAGAAGTTATAGCGCAGCGGCTGTATAACGAGTTACGCCCAGATTACGTATCCGAACACATGAAAGAAACGGTCGCGGCTATTGTGCATTGCGGCCTGCTTCACGACGTTTTGAATGTGAGTGCGTGTGCCTTTGAAAACATCGCCGAAATCACCAACGTGCAAATCGCCGCTATGGTGGCCGCAATTAGCCGCGACTACCGGCTTGTTGAAACCAAACGCGACATGGAATTTCGCGGTCGACTTAGCCAGAGCGCTGTCGGAACACAAATAGTCGCCGTGGCAGATGTTATTTGCACGGCTAAAGAAATAGCAAAAACAGTCGACACAACTGGGCTGGCTACAGCGGCTAGGTCCAAAAAAATAATGGCCCAACTGGACGGCGACCTATTGGCAATTCACGCTGCTAGCAAGTACTATGCGCTTCGCATGTATGTTCATGCAGCCAAAAACTTGCTGAACGACATCAGTCAAAAGATTAAAGCCCAAAAGCAAAAAGCCAAGATGGAAAAGGCGTTGCTGCAAACAGCCAAAAATATCAAAGAAGCAGCCGCCGCAAAGAGTAAAGAAACGAAATCTAAGAAAGACAAGAAAGCCGAGGTGCGTTATGCCCGAAAGCGAAATATTCGATCAGATTCGGAATGATTACGTCGTAGCGGAAAACGCCGACGACACAGTGGCGGATACCTTGAAGAAATTTTGCGAATACGCTAAGACATGGTTCGCAAAAAACGGCATAATTGGTGTGGGGCAAACTTCGCAGGGTTTTGCGTTCCGGTTCCAAGACGGTACGGAACGAGTTCTGTTTTCGCCAAATCAACGCACTGTCGCGGATCAGCCGGCCATGTCTATTTCTGGTAACTCCGGCGGCCCCGTGCGCATGGTTGCCCCTATGACCGATACCTCTTTCAAAATCACTGGCTAACACAAGGAACTATTCGTGTTTGTTTGCTTCGAAGGAATCGACGGCGCCGGTAAAAGCACTCAAGCCCGCCTGCTTCAGCAGCGCCTTGCCGCGGAAGGTTACAAGGTTGAACTCGTGGCAGACCCCGGGACAACCAAAATAGGCACAGCAATTCGTCAAATTCTTTTGGACAACGACGGCCCAATTACGCCAGCGGCGCAGATGTTGTTGTTCTCTGCCGCCCGGGCCGAGTTATCTGCGCACATCAAACAACAGATAAAGAAAAAGACGATCATCGTCTGCGACCGCTGGTTTCTCTCGACGCTTGTGTATCAGGGCGTCATGAACGATCTGCCAATAGACGTGCTTATTGATATCTTTGACATGTCGGACTGTATCTTCCCTGACATCTGCTTTTTGCTTGACCTTGATCCGCGCGATGCCAAAAAGCGGACGGGCAAACCCCGCGATCGTTATGAGCGCAAATGCGCAGCAGACCGCCGAACCATGCGGGCGGCGTACTTAGAATTCGTACGCGACGCTGACTACGCCGAACGCACGGCAATTGTGCCGGCTGAAGAAAAGCCGGATACCGTACACAACACGATTTACGACGTCGTCAAATCGGAGTTGCGGGAGCGTAACCTGAAACCTATTGCTAGAAGGGACTCTGCAAATGGTCGTAGTAAACGCGCAGCAAGAGCAGTTAAAGCAAGAACGTGACTACTCGCTCTTCGCCGCTCGCAAGGAAGTTCGCAAGTTAGAGCGCGAACTTATCGTTAATCCAGAGAATCGGACAGCGAACGCGGCTTTACGCAGCATCGCCTATATGCTGTTGCAGTTGGCGCAAAAGTATGTGCCCAACACGACGGGCGCCTTTGCCGACCACTCCGATCTCGTTTACTGCATCAAACTTTTGCAAGAAATGGGTTTTAAACCAGAGATTACTTCTAAATTCGACAGCGCTGTGTCGAGTGTCAGTCTTAACGTTATCCGCAATTCCTTTGAGTACAGGCAATTACGGAATAAAATAAAGGCGTGTCTGGCTGTGATTGCCGACCTAACGGACAGGCCAGCAGCGGCTGGTACGCAGGACTACCAAAAAGGAATTCGAGAGGGCTATCGTCGCGCTAGTGATATCGCGGTGTTGTTCCTCGAAGACATTAACGAAAACTTATGAGCATGGATTCGCATAGCGTCGTGGCGGCATTAAGCGATCTCAATCCTGATGCCGTATTGTTTGACAACATGGATTCCGCCGTCATTGGCATTGGCTACGTCGGGCATCATGAACCTGTCGCCGTGTACAGCAAAGCCAAGATTTACGAAAAGTTGCTGGCTGACGGCTTTTCGCAAGAAGATGCGGAAGAGTATTTTTCTGGCAAGTTCACCAACTTGTGGGCGGCTGAACATACGCCAGTAATCGTCGACGATCTTTCGGAGCAGTAATCTGTGGCGAGTATTGTTGAAAACCGGGCTGACCTTATTCAGTACGTAAACGGTTCTGGTAAGGATTCTCCCGCGCTGATAGTCCAATCTGGTGACTGGGATATCGGCGATCACGTTGAGTCGGGGATTGTGTTTGACGTATTTGGCGATCAGCCGCCGATCCTGACTTCGGCTGACGCGCGTAAATTGGCAAAATGGCTTACGCGCGCAGCAGACAACTTAGACGGCGTAAAGAAATCTGAGAAAAAGCACAAGCAGCGCCATTACTACGAGCAAGACGATATCGACGAATACTGAGGCCATTTGTGAAAAATCTGCTGCTCTGCCTGTTTCTGCTCGCAGCCGCTGCTCGCGCAGAAGCGGCAGAGTTGCTCATTTTTACGGCAGAGTGGTGCGGCCCGTGTCAATTGCTTAAAGCCGACCACGCCGCGGACCCTACGCTTTTTGATAACTATACGTGGGGCTATGTCGATTTTGACGCGGAAAAAGAACTTGTGCAAATGTACGGTGTGCGTACGGTCCCTACATTTCTTATACTGGAGCGCAATACAGTCGTCCGGCAGCAGGTCGGCTATCAGGGGCCAGAAAAGTTGAAAAACTGGCTCAAGGGTACGCAACCCAGACGTTTTAGGCGTAGCCATGTCGAATAAAAAAATCTCAGAACTGCCTATAAAGACAGAACCACACCCGGCCGATTTTGTGCCGATTGTCGACACTGGCGTTACGCCGATAACGACAAAACGAACAACCATACAAAATATTGTTGGAATTCTTCGCGGTCTCCCCGGCGGCGTGGCCAGTCTTGACGGCGATGGAAAAATTCCCACGATTCAATTGCCCGCTGGCATCGGCGGAGGCGCCTCTGGCCCGACAGGCGCCACAGGAGCGATTGGCGCTACTGGCGTTAGAGGACCCACAGGCACACGAGGGGTCACGGGCGCAACTGGCGCCGGCGCTACTGGTGTTACTGGCCCTGTCGGCGCTACAGGCGCTGTTGGCCCCAGTGGGCCTTTGGGACCAACCGGGGCTACAGGGGTTTCCGGACTAGCCGGCGCAACAGGCGTTGCTGGTCCGAGCGGCGCGCTGGGACCAACTGGGGCTACAGGCGTTTCTGGACCAGTTGGCGCAACAGGTGCTTCTGGCCTCGCGGGAACTTCTTGGGCGGAACTAACAAGTTCAAGTTTTGTAGGCAATTCCTTCACGGCGACGCCCGGCGGACAATACTACTTAGCCCCCAACGACGCGGCGTCGTTGATTGACAGGACAATAGTCGACCCGTCGTCGCCGGCATTGGGTGACTACTATCTCGTTTGGAATCAGGGCGAACCAACTAACACGCTCGTCGGCGGCACCGCGGTTCGCTCAGGACAAATTGTCGCGCGAATTTTTTCCGGGCCTCTCAGCGGCTGGACAAACGAAGTATTGGTCGATACGAACAGCGTCGGCAGCGATTACGAATTTTCTGTTTCGTATAGCGGCTCGTCTCCAAGCGCCGTGACCGGTTTGCCACCCGGCTGGTCGGCTAGCATATCGTCGAACGACGTCACGATTACACACACCGTCGGTAAGCAGGTAAAAGACGTTACGTACTGGGGCTACACCGCGGCAACAGGTTTGTGGCACGCGAGATACCCAACAGCCTCTAGCGAATTAACACTGACCGAAAGCACAAAAACTTCGGCATTTAAAATTCGCATTTCTAACACCGTCGTGGCATGCGACACAGGTGGCACAGCGCGTATTGTTTGCTTCTTCTAACAGCAAAAGCCTGAGCCATGTCATTCACGCCAACGAAGGTTCTTTTAGTAACTCTAAGCAACACGACTCCAGTTGCCTTTTGGGCGGCGGGAGGTCCGTGGGAAGGAGCGGCGTATCGTTGGTCGGCCACTCTCAATGTTTTGCCGCAAGCCCACGGCGATCCCAGCACGCCCACCCCAAATTTTTATGACGGCAATGATATCAAAGCCGGCGACTACATCGTTACGGGAGGCCGCGGCCGCATACTCAAAGTAGTTTCAATCACGACAGCCGATGACACTGAAGTCGCGTGCGTGCTTGAAGACGAAAATCAACAAAACGCATTTCTAAACGAAAACCAAGACGGCGACGGTTTGATATCAGAGTCTGAAGGTTTGCTTTTTGAAGTAGTCAACGGTTGGCCAATCCTTCATCCGTTACCAGACTCTTTATCTGGTTATTTGCCGCCATATTTCTCGGCTGACATCATCGCGCGGTTTATGTACACGCGCGTAGACCCGTCGGCTGGCGCCACAGGCGCTACCGGCGCCGCCGGAGCAACAGGCGTTCAAGGTGATCCCGGCGGACCAACTGGCCCTACTGGCGCTACAGGCGTTTCTGGTCCGGCTGGCCCAACTGGCGCGTCTGGCGTCAACGGCACCACAGGTCCTACTGGCGCCACGGGCGTTTCTGGCCCTGCCGGCCCAACTGGCGCGTCTGGTGTCGCTGGCGGAGTCGGGGTAACTGGCGCTACAGGCGTCTCCGGACCAGAAGGCCCTACAGGTCCGTCTGGCGTTAACGGCCAAACGGGGCCGACGGGCGCTACCGGCGTTATCGGCGCTACGGGGGCAACTGGCCCACGCGGCGTCGCCATGCGCATCATGGGCGAACTTATAGAGTGGCCTCCAAGTCCCTCGCCGGACTTCGGCGATTTGTGGGTCGCCGTTGATCCGATCCCCGCTGATGTCCCTGCTGATTTAAGCGTCAATCCGTCTGACGGTATTGTATGGGCAGAGTCTGGCGCCGGCGGTGATTGGCTGAACATAGGTCCTTTTCAAGGACCTTCAGGCCCTTCCGGGCCTATAGGCGCCACAGGCGCTACAGGCGTTCGCGGTATACAGGGCGTTCGTGGCGCAACCGGCCCGCAGGGCGATCCGGCTACAAATTACGTTTTGAGCGTAAATGCACAAACAGGCGCAGTCCTGCTCGATTCCGCCGATATCGCCATTGACCAAAACATTACCGTCATGGCGGTTAGCCAAGGAGCGTACGCCGACGGCAATGTAATTTCTGCTGGTACAACGCTGACGACCATACTTAAAAATATGTTGCAAGTTCGCGTGCCGGCGACATACACGCAGCCCGCGTTGACTATTTCTACGTCTTCCGCGCTGGCTTACGAATACGGCTCTAACATATCTGTTACGACAAGTTTGAATTGGACTAAGAACGACGCGGGGAATGCTGCGGCGTTTAGATACAAAAAAGACGGCACGGTAGTTCAGACTATTAGCGACACAACACCGACCTCTTTTTCGCAAAGTTTTACGCTCAACGCCGCGGCCACAATCACAGGCGAAGCCGACTACGAAATTGGCCCGCAAAAATACGACAACATGGGAGACGCGTCCGGTTCGCCAATTGTCGCGGGAACGAAAACAACGGCAAATAGCGTTGTATTTACGCCGCGGCATAAGCGGTACTGGGGCTTGTCAGCAAACGCTACGCTTACAGACGCTGAAATTAGGGCTTTAAACTCTGAACTGGCGACAACCCGCGTGCAGACCCGTAATGACTTTAACCCGGTCAATCAGTACATTTATATCGCGTATCCGGCGTCGTTTGGCCTAGCAACAATCAAATTCAACGGGTATATTGCGACCAGTTCGTGGCCGCTTACAACTAGAGACTTCACAAACGCGCAAGGCTACGCAGAGTCGTATCATATTTATAGAACGCAATACACACAAAACTCGCCTGACATTGACATAGAGGTGTTGTGATGGGGACAATCTCTGGCGGCATCAATCTTGGTGCGCCGATTTTGCCGGCAACCACAGAAGATATTTTTCCGACGCACGACGCAAACTACGGTAAAGGCGGATATCGCGCAGTGGCAAATATTAACGCCCGTAACGCGATTCCATACGCCCGGCGCGAAGTTGGCATGATTGTGCGCACAACGGACACTAATATCAACTGGATTCTAAAAGTTAACACTGAAGACATCACACAAGCCACATGGGTCGAAGAAACACTTGACGGCGGCACATTTTGAATCTGATATACTTTGATCGCCACACACACACACATCTTTAGATTGAGGTACTTCGATGGCCAATACACTTCGGATCAAACGTCGCGCAACAGGTGCTGTTGGCGCGCCTACAACCTCGCAGTGCGTCAACGCCGAACTCGCGTTTAACGAAGTAGACGGCACGTTGTATTACGGTAAAGGCGGCAACGCTAGCGCGTCGTCGAGCGTAGTGGCCATTGGCGGTGAAGCAGCGGCGTTTACCAACAAAGTAAACGTTTTTACGCAAGCGCAGGAAATAAGTGTTCCTGCTGTAGGCGTAGGCCAAAATGCGGGCGACTACGTTCCGTTTCTTATTTCTTATGACGCCGGCCAAGTATTCGGCGTTGGTGCGACGGGCGATGTGTACGCCAGCGGGACCATAACAGGCGACACGGTTACCGGTTTGTTTCTCAAGGCGACTGGTGGCGCAACATCTCAAGACTCGATTGAAATCACGGGGCGAAATGGCGGCACGAGCAGTTACGTGGCCACACTGACGCCCGCGACGTTAAGCGCTAATCGCACGCTTACTATTCCCAACTCAACCGGCACGCTGGCGATCACTGGCGATAAGTTAAGCGCGTTTGCCGCAACAACTAGTTCCGAACTTGCGGGAGTGATTAGTGACGAAACTGGTTCTGGCTCTTTGGTTTTCGCCACCAGCCCGACGCTTACGACGCCGAACATTGGCACCCCCTCTGCCGGCACGCTTACCAACTGCACTGGCTTGCCTGTCAGCACAGGCGTGTCTGGTCTTGGTACTGGCGTCGCTACGTTCCTCGCTACGCCGTCCAGCGCTAATCTCGCTGCTGCCGTTACTGGAGAAACCGGTTCCGGCTCTTTGGTGTTTGCTACCAGCCCAACTCTTGTAACCCCGGTACTCGGTACGCCAACCTCGGGCACGCTTACCAACTGCACCGGATTGCCAATCAGCACTGGCGTTTCCGGTCTTGGAACTAACGTTGCGACGTTCTTAGCGACACCCAACAGCGCGAATCTGTACGCAGCCCTTACCGACGAAACTGGTTCGTCTCTGGGCAGTCCTGTAGTTGTTTTCTCTGTGCGGCCGACGATCACAAATTATTTACGCGTATCCACCAGCGGCGGCTCGACGTATACGCAACTGAGTAATACCGGCCTGACCACGTATAACTCGTCAAACGACGCAACGCTCAGTAATTTTTATTACGCTGCTGCCGCGCAATACACGCCAGCAAGCGGATTGTGGTGCGATACTGGTACTAACGGCGGCTTGAATCTCACTGCCACTTACGGCGGCAACGCAACGCCAATTCGTTGGATTCCAGCGAGCAGCCCGGCCGTCGCCGGCGAGTCCGCTGTCTGGACAACGCTCTCTGCGGCAACTCTGCCCGCAACATACGCTGCGCACCCGGCCGGTGAAAGTGGTTACGGCAAAATAGCCTACGCACTCAGGTTGCCGGCCAACAGCGGCGAACTTGCTACAACTTCTTATGTGGCTGCGGCTGTCGCCGCCGCTACAGGCACATCTACGTCGTTAAAGCAGGCTGTTGCTGTTGCAACCACGGCAAACATCACCTTGTCTGGCCTACAGACTATCGACGGTTACACCACCGTCGACGGCAATCGTGTACTCGTTAAAAATCAAACGACTGGTTCTGCTAACGGTGTTTATGTTGCTGTAGCCGGCTCGTGGACCCGCGCCACGGACGTTGACACCGCCGGAGAGATCAGCGGCGCTAGCGTGTTCGTACAAAACGGTACGACTAATGGCAGCAAAACTTTTACCTGCACAACGAGCAACATCACGCTCGGCACAACGGCGCTTACGTTTGCTGAAACGTCTTCTATCGCTTTTACTGCTGGTAACGGTTTAACGCTCACCGGCAGCACTCTTGATATCGGTACTGCGTCGTCGTCGCGTATCGTAATTAACAATAACGATATTGATTTGGCGTCCGGCGTTATTTCGTCGACGGGCACATACCGCAGCGTAACGGTCGACACGTATGGTCGTGTCACCGCCGGAACAAATCCAACGACGTTTAGCGGCTACGGCATTAGTGATACAAGCGCCAACCTTGCCGCCGCTCTTTCTGATGAAACTGGTTTTACAACTGGCGCTAAGGCTGTATTTAGCACTAGCCCGTCTTTTGAAACTAGCGTCACGACAAGTAGCACGACGATTGGCGTGTTTGATACGACGGCGACAACAGTCAATGCTTTCGGCGCCGCCACGACCGGCAACATTGGCTACGACGGCACGGACAACAGCACAACAAATATTGCTACGGGCGCAACGGCCAACACTAAAACCGCTACCGTAAATATTGGAACCAGCGGCGCGGCGGGGTCTACAACAAACGTCAACATAGGGTCCGCTACCGGTACAAGTGCCGTAAACGTCTATAAAACTTTGAATGTGGGTGATTCCAACACACATGGCACGTTCAACGTAGCGGCGGCTGATGTCGGATATTATTTTCGCGTGTTCTCACAGTCTTCGAATTACCGCACGCAAGTAAATACTCCGCTTTATTTAGACACCGCAGCCGGCGGCGGCAATACATTAATTAGCATGGGCAACGGATCGCCCGGCACTCCCGCTAACAATCATCGTATTTTAGTTGGCGGCATCACGATAGACTCCGCCGGCGCAACGATTGCTGTCGACACATACAAGGGCGCTATTTCTGGGTGCGTCTGGCAGGGCGACGCAATTGGCGCCACATACGGCGGCACCGGGCAATCCAGTTACGCGACTGGCGACGTGGTGTACGCGTCGGCTTCAAATACGCTGAGTAAACTCACTAAACCAGCCTCAGCGACCTCTGTTTTACAAATGACGTCTGCCGGCGTGCCGTCGTGGAACGCCGCAACCGGAACCGGCAGCGTTGTTTTCGCAACCAGTCCGGTTCTGACAACGCCTAACATCGGCACGCCCTCTGCCGGCACACTGACCAGTTGCACCGGGTTGCCTATTAGTACTGGCGTTTCTGGCCTTGGAACTGGTGTGGCTACGTTCTTGGCTACGCCGACCAGCGCTAACCTTGCAGCGGCGCTTACAGACGAGACTGGCTCTAGCGCGGTGGTATTTTCTACCAGCCCGGCGTTTACAACTAGCGTCACCACTGCCAGCACAACGTTTGCTGTGTTTAACACAGCGGCCACGACAGTCAACGCGTTCGGCGCTGCGACTGCGCTCAATATGGGCGCCAGCACCGGCACGACAACGATCAACAATAACTTGACCGTTTCGGGCAACCTCACTGTCAGCGGCACTACTACAACCGTGAACAGCACTACGCTGACGGTTACTGATAAGAACATCGAACTCGGGAAAGTTGGAAGTCCAACAAATACGACTGCGGACGGCGGCGGTATTACATTGCTGGGCACGACAGACAAGACGCTGAACTGGGTGAATGCGACCAGCGCGTGGACGTCTAGTGAAGATTTTAATTTGCTCACGGGCAAGGTTTACGAGATTAACGGCACGACAGTCTTGTCGGCCACAACTCTCGGTAGTGGCGTGACTGGCTCTAGCCTAACCAGTGTCGGCACGATCGGTACTGGTACATGGCAGGGCACAGCCGTTGCTGTACTTTACGGCGGTACCGGCGCTACGACGGCCGCGGGTGCGCGCACAAACCTTGGACTCGTTATCGGCACAGACGTGCAGCAGTATAACGCTACCTTGGCGGCCGTGGCGGGCGGCACGTACTCGGGTGATGATAGCATAACCACAGTCGGCACGATTGGCACGGGCACGTGGCAGGGTACGGCCGTTGGCGCCGTCTATGGCGGCACCGGTCAAACGACGTGGGCCGCGGGCGACCTGCTCTACGCGTCGGGTACGAATACGCTAAGCAAACTAGCAAAGCCCAGCACGGGCACAACCGGTTATGTTCTGACTATGAATGGCACGACCGGCGCCCCGGCTTGGGTTGACCCCTGCACAGCAGTGGCTAATTGCACGCTCGACGGCGGCACGTTCTAAGGAATTAACAATGCAATTTAACGTTTCTGTACAGGGTAAACCGTACAAGACAGTAGAGGCGCCTAATACCGGCGTTGTGCTGTCGTTAATTGCAGAAGATATTGCCGCTGGGCGCGTCCCTGATTTTGACCCGGCCGCGGCGCACAATATCGTTGTCGTGCCGGTCTAACTTGACTTGTCAGGATTTTAGCCTGCGGGTACTATAGCGACATTCTGTCGTTATAGAGGGCGGTATGCCAAATACTATCCAGATCAAGCGCAGTTCTACGGCGAGCGCTACGCCAACGGCCGGCCAACTTTCTGCTGGCGAACTTGCTATTAATACGGCTGACGGGCGTTTGTTCGCCAAGAATTCAGCCGGCACTGTGGTCAATCTTCCTGTTACGAGCATCAGCGGGCAGACGGTTACGCCCGGTAAAGTAACCGCGGCTAGCGGGGCTGGTCTTGGCACCAGCGCCGACCCGGCAAACTTTGGCATTGCGGGCTGCAAACTGCTGACGCGCGGCGACGCTTTTATTGGCAATGCTGCCGGAACAGTCGGTGTGCATGTTGGCGTCGTTGCCGCGAATACGTGGGACAACACTGCTGCTTCCGTTTATTTTGAAAGCCTGAACGAAGCGGTCACGCAGTACAAGCCGATGATTTTGACCACCGGTTTTTTTCCGCAATTGGCGCTAAGCACTGACGGCAAGATCGGCGTCAACACGGCAAACCCACAGGCTAATTTTCAGATTATCACCGGGTATGATTTAACAGGCTACGATCAATCAGACCCCCCACTTCCACTATACGATAAGACTACAAGCGCACTTATAGGCGCCGCGCAATCAGAAATTTTGCAGGTCATTCACGGCGGTTACGAGTACGATGCAAACAACGCCGAATACACGGTAAACGAATACATCAATCTTGCGCGTTTTCATGTAAACGGCCCGGCTTCTCGGGGTTCGTTTTCTTTAAGCAACTCAGGGACGGGTGCTTGGGAAAACAACGTCATGCAGTTCTTTATCCACGGCTCGTCATACGCTCCGGGATATTACGGCGGCAACGCCTCTGACGCCGGTTGCGCGATGATCGTGACGCAGGGCAGCGACATCGTTAAACTTCAAATCGGCAACTATAATACTGCGCCAATCGAGTTTTTTACTGGCAACACAAAACGGTTTCGGATTCGCCAAAGCGACGGAAATTACGACCTGTACAGTTATGTTGAAAATGACTATACCGCCGGGCCAGCGTTTGTTTGGAATAATCGGTACGACTCGGAAAACAACTACTCCGGCGAAGTTGCGGCCATTCAGATGGTTACGGGCACAGCGCCTAACGAGGGTACGCTGGCTTTCTACACCGGGCAAGCCGACGCAATTGTTGAACGTGTACGAATTGACGGTTCTGGTAATGTCGGGATTGGTGTTGCGACGCCTACCGTAAAGTTAGATGTAGATGGCGAAATAAATTGCGCGGGGGTTGTTGTGCAAGGTCGGTTGCAGTCACCGCAGACAGCCTTATACTTGTGGCAGAATTTCCGTTAACTCTTCAAGGATGTAAGCATGGCGGCTAATCCGGCATTTGCGACCACACCGCGTATTGGTCTTGGGCAAGCCACAGCGGCGAACACCAACCGCGACGGCACCGGCACGATTGCGACGATTCTTACAGGCGTCGCTGCCGGCACGCGTATTAACGAGATCGTGGTTGAAGCAACGACCACTACCACAGCGGGTATGGTGCGGCTCTATTTAAACGACGGCACCAACACGCGCTTGTTCGACGAGTTTCCTGTTCCGGCACAGACCGCCAGTAATTTTGCGCAGACGTATCGCGCGGCAAAGACGTACGACAACCTTGTGTTGCCCAGCGCGTCGTGGAGCATTCGGGCTTCTACGCACAACGCTGAAACGTTTAACGTCTTCGTACTCGGAGCCGACCTGTGAACAGCGGCATCTTTGGCGCGGCTAAAAGTAATACGCCCGGCGCACCCACGGTCGAACTATTTGAATTCACGCGGACATCTGCGCCGCTTGGTGCCTTCGGCCGCGGGTCTATGGGTTCATACCTGTGGACTATTCCGGCAAACGCCAAGTACATCACGATTGAATGTATTAGCGGCGGCGGCGGGGGCGGCTCTGGTCGCCGGGGCGCGGCCGGAACGCTCCGCTCAGGCGGTGTCGGCGGCGCTGTTGGCGGTAAATCAGTCTGGTCGATACATACACGCCAGTTAGAAGACAACCGCACGCTGTTTGTGTCAGTTGGTGCCGGTGGCGTTGGTGCTGCCGCGCCGACAACAGACGATACAAACGGCAACCCCGGCGGAACCGCGACCGGCAGCAACGTCGCGTTATGGACGGCGTCGGCAGTAAAATATCTTTGTCTTTCTTGGCAAACGACCGCCGCACCGGGCGGCACAAGCGGCTCTGGTGTGACTGGTGGCGGCGCCGCGTGGGTTTCTACATGGCCGGGCGTGGCGGGCGGCGCTGGTTCTGCCACAGCGACTGGCGGCAATGCCGGAACCGTTATGGCGGCGCAGCCGGGAGCCGGCGGCGGCGGCGTAAACAATTCAAACGTGGCTTCCGCCGGCGGCGCTGGCTACTACAATGAAATTAGTCGCGGCGTTCCGGCCGGCGGTAGCGCGGCTGGCGGTACTGCTGGCGGCGGTGCTGGTGCAAATGCCTTGCCGTCGTATTGCGGTGGTAACGGCGCTGGCGGCGCCGGTGGCGGCGGTAATGCGGCAGGCGGTGGCGGTGCGGGCGGCAACGGCTCGTTTCCCGGCGGCGGTGGCGGAGGCGCAGGTGGCGGCACCAACGGCGCGACAGGCGGAGCCGGCGGCAACGGCGGCGACGGTGTAGTTCGTATTTACGTGTGGTACTAACATGGGTGCAAATCAAACATCGTGGGCTTACGTTCGTCCAGACGGCTACGTCGAAACGTTTTTACGGCTTGATCTTCCAGAGACGTGGGAACCTGCCGAGGGTTATACCGTTGTGCCTGATGACGAGTTACCCGAAGGCTGGCAGCGCGTCCCCGAAGAAACGTTACCCGTGCCGCCGACTGTTTCGGCGCGGCAAATTCGTTTATGGCTCGTCGGCCACGGCATAAGCCTCGCAACGGTCGAGGCCGCCATTGATAGCATTCCCGACCAGACGACGCGCGACATGACGCGCGTGGAGTGGGAGTACGCGCCCTACGTTGAGCGCACGCACCCAATGCTGATTCCGCTCGCGGCCGCGCTTGGTTTGACAGAATCCGCGGTAGATCAGGCGTTTCGTGAAGCCGTAAATTTGTAAGTTGTTAATTTACTTCGTCGCCGTGTAATTCGCGGCCAATTATGCTATTTTATAGGCTATCACCGCCCTCTGCGAGAATAGCCCATGGCTCAGAAACGTATCTCTGACCTGCCGTTAAAAGACAGTCCTTCGCGGGACGATCTTATAGCGATAGTCGATCAGCAGTCTGCTACGCCTACTACGAAAAAAACAACAGTAGGTCGCATTCTTGATTTGCTGAACGCGCTGACGTGGAGTATTCGCGGGCAGCCTAACGGCGTCGCCTCGCTTGATTCAAGCGGCAAAATTCCTGCTTCACAAATTCCTACCGACGGCATATCCGTCGGTGCCACGGGTGTTCACGGCAGTGCCGGCGCAACAGGTCCATCGGGCGCTACGGGCATTGCCGGTCCAACGGGCGCGACAGGCGTGGCCGGCGCGACGGGCGCTATTGGCGCGACTGGCGCAGGAGGCACAAAAGGCCAAACTGGCGCTACAGGTTCTACTGGTGTTCAAGGCGCAACCGGCACGCAGGGCGCTACCGGGGCTACAGGCGCAACGGGTGTCGCCGGCCCGACTGGAGCAAGTGGCGCCGCTGGAGCGACAGGGGTACAGGGTTCAACTGGCGCGACTGGAGTTAACGGCGCGACTGGACCCACAGGCGCTACTGGCACTGCCGGGCCTACAGGCGCAACAGGTATTCAAGGTTCGTTTGGCCCTGTCGGCGCCACGGGTGTTGCCGGACCTACGGGCGCTACCGGTTCACTTGGTGCGACAGGGGCTACTGGCGTTCAAGGCGCTACAGGTCCAACTGGCGTAACGGGCGCCACAGGCGTTGAAGGCCCAACAGGCGCCATTGGCGCTACAGGACCAGAAGGTCTTCGCGGAATTACGGGTATAGACGGTCCAACTGGCGCCACGGGCGTTGACGGCCCAACAGGCGCGACTGGCGTAACAGGCGATCTTGGCGCAACAGGCCCAACTGGCGCCACAGGCGTTGAGGGTCCAACTGGCGTTACAGGTTTGCAAGGAGATACGGGCGCAACAGGCGCAACCGGAGTTGCGGGTACCAACGGCGTCGACGGTCAGCAGGGCGAGACGGGGCCACAAGGCGCGACGGGTGTTGACGGTCCAACTGGCCCCACAGGCGATTTTGGTGCAACAGGTGCCACCGGAGTTGCGGGCACCAATGGCAGCGAAGGGCCGCCCGGCGAAACAGGTCCGCAAGGCGTTACGGGTGTTGACGGCCCTACTGGCGCAACGGGCGCGACGGGCGCTACCGGCGCCACAGGCGTTACAGGTGATCCCGGCCCAACCGGCGCAACTGGGTCGTCGGGACCAACGGGTGATCTAGGCGCCACCGGCGCGACCGGCGTTACTGGACCAACCGGCGTACAAGGCGATCAAGGCGCAGTTGGCGATCCGGGCGCCACCGGAGCGACAGGTGTAACCGGAGACCCCGGTCAGACAGGTGCAACAGGCGTAGAAGGCGAACAAGGACCGCTTGGCGCTACTGGGCCAACCGGGGCGTCAGGCCCCACAGGCGCGTCGGGAATTCAAGGTGAAAGAGGTGCAACCGGGGCTACTGGCGTCTTGGGGCCAACCGGCCCAAGTGGTCCAATAGGTTCAACAGGGCCAAATGGTCCCACCGGGCCAGACGGCCCAACAGGCGCTACAGGCGCTACGGGCGCTGGTGTTACAGGCCCAACAGGCGCAACAGGCGCAACAGGGGCTACTGGCGCAACCGGAGCAGGCGCCACAGGCGCTACAGGCGCAACAGGCGCTACCGGCGCTACCGGCGCCACAGGGACTTTTGCGTCGGCTCAATCTACAGTAGTCGTTAGTGGTACGACGTATACGCTCCTCGCATCTGACGCCGGTAAAGTGATTGTGTGTAGCAATTCTAGTCCGCTTACGATAACTGTGCCGTATGGTGTTTTTTCGACTGGCACGAGTATAGACATCGTACGGACAAATGACGCTGTCGGTATTGTTGGCGCATCTTTTGTTACGGTAAACAGCACACCCGGTTTGAATCTTCGGATGCAGTACAGCGCCGCGAGCCTTATTCAATATGCGTCGCAGACTTGGCTACTTGCCGGCGATACATCTGCGTGAGGTCATATGCGCGGTAAATTAGGCATTAGAACGTCGCGTGTCATAAAAGACGTTCGCAATACGTATTCTCGCGCTTACGTTCTTGTACGCACAACTAACACAGTGTTGCGCAATACGTATTCGCGCGCTTACGTGCTGATTGCGCAAAAAGCAACAGCACAAAAACTGACTTACGCGCGACCGAATGTTTTGATAGTTCAAAAAGAAACTACTCAAAAACTGACTTACGCACGATCTAACGTTTTGATAGCCCAGCAAGCGGCAGAGAGTATTCAAAAGTTAACGTATGCGCGCGCTAGCGTTCTCGTGCCGCAACAGCCGTTTACGCAGCAATTGACTTATTTCCGTAGTAGAATTTTGTTATCAGAAAAACCGGCGACAACCGAACGCGTAACAGTGTTTGGTGTTGACGCGCTCGCTGCTGCACCGGCCGCCGAAACAACTCGTGTGACAAACTTCGGCATTGATATGCTGGTGTACGAACCAGATAGGCCAAAAATAGAAATGTCGGCATTTGGGGTGGACGCGGTATCTTTTGAAACTCCAGCCCCGACTTTGCGCACAACGATATTTGGCGCGGACATATTAGCGTACGAGCCAGATACACCAAAAGTCGAAGTATCGGCGTTTGGTGTGGATTCGTTATCTTATCAACTACCAGTAGATGAAATTCGTGTATCCGAGTTTGATGTCAGTACGTTGATTTTTGAACCGCCATTGCCGGGCATTACGTTGTCAGCCTTAAACGTGGATTCGTTAACGTATCAGTTGCCGGCAGACGATTTGCGCGTAACGGCATTTGCGGTAAATTCACTTGCAATTGCCATCCCGACAACAGTTTCACGCGTGTCGGCTCTTGCTGTCGACGTGCTTGTCATAGACTAAGAAAAATACTGTATAATTGAACGATTACCGCTTACGAGGTGCCTTATGGCTTTGATTTTTTTCGAGGGTTTTAACCGCACATTTGCTACCACAGACCCGGCCGCAGGTTATGCCGGCAAATGGGAGTGGGCTACTGTCGAGAGCCTTACGCCAACGTTTGGGTACTCGTCTACGGTGCGCAACGGCTCTGGCTCGCTTTACTTGCCGACAAATCAAGGCGCCGGTAATAGTTTGCAGTGTTACGCAGACTTAACAATAAGTGCGCAATCAAATAAAACACTCTATCTCGGTTTTGCTGTTTACACGCTGCACACCGGTTACGCCTCCGCGACAACTGGATCGCCGTATGCCGCCACGTTGCTTCGGTTCTATAACGCGCTTGGCACCGAACAATTTAGGCTTGATCTGGACCGCACACCTACGGCTTCCGGCACTATCGGACTTGCGTTTAAAAACTCTAGCGGCGTTATTCAAGGTTCGCCGCTTATTCTTAATGGCGCAACAGACAACGGAAGTTACTCGCAGGCGCGGCAGTACGGATATTTAAATAACTACACAAGTTGGGCGTACGTTGAACTTAAAATCACTTTGAATTCTTCTGCGTCGGGGTCTGTAGAGGCGCGAGTAGACGGATTAGCGTTACAGACCAGTTCAAATTCCGCCACCGTGACACTACCGACAATTTCAAATATCTATAAGATTCGGTTTTGCGCCAATGAAACCGGCGACACACACGTTGACGACCTTTATCTGTTAGACAGTTCTGGCAGCAGCCTCAATACGTGGTTAGGGCCAACAACAAAGGTCTTTAGTCCGGCGCTTTACACAACTAATACAGACGTCACGACTACGACCGATCAAGAATGGGATACGGTTGGTTCTTTGTCTTTGGATTCTCACACCCCTGACGGCGACTATATCACTACCAAACTGCCGGACAAACTACAGTTCTACGTGCTTAACAGTTCTGATGGTTTGTTTTCGATTCCGGCTGTTGAAACTGTAGCGGCGGTGCAGATGCGATCTATTGCGCGCGAAACGAGTTTGCCAGCCGCATACAAACAAGTGTTCAAAACAAATACTGCCGGAACTGTGACAAACGTGTCGAGCGAGTTGCAGACAGAAGCCTACTATCAAAGTGCCGCCACAATTCTTACAACAAATCCGGTTACAAGCGCGGCGTGGACAGTGGCTGATTTAACGACAGCCCATTTTGGCGTAAAATCGGTTACCCGTACAGCATAGGTGAATTATGGCGCTTATTTTTTGTGAAGGTTTTGAAGAGTCCCGAGTAATTAACGGCAACACCGTATCGGACCTGCCGGATATCTGGGAATTTGTTTCCGGTAGCGGCTATAGTTTCGTCGCAAACAACGGCCGCTCGGGTTACGGGTCTGCAAGATTAAACACGGATACAACTGAGATTACAAAACTCAAATTCAAACTAGACACGCTTGGCACACAAAGCGGCAAAACGTTGTATGTTGGTTTTGCTGTGTACCACATGCAGTCTACGCCCGGCACGCAGGGTACAACACTTCCGCACCGTTTGGTGACTTGCTTTAACACCGCCGGTACTGAAGTGCTGCAAGTTAGCGTGAAAAAAGAAGCGGCCAGTGACATTTCCATGCGGCTTGTTATCGGGCAGGCAGGCACGGTGTTTGCGGAATACGCGCTCACTGATCTCGCGTTTACCTCGACGACCGATGGCGCGAACCCGTACATTTATTTTTCATCGTGGGTGTATCTTGAGTTTAAAATTGATCTCGTGGAGAACGAGTTTACACTGCGTGTCAATGGCATCCCCAAAGTCGTCGTAGCGACATCCAGCGCAGAATCGACATACACCACCGCTATAAGCGAAATTGCTGCCATTCAGTTTCACGGAAATACTAATACTGCCACCAACAACGACACGTACATTGACGATTTCTACTTGATCGACAACACGGGCGACTCGTCTAATGCTTGGCTTGGTCCGTGTCGGGTAATGACGCCCGCCTTCACGTACGGGAATTTTCCGCTTGGTGAAGTATGGGATTCCGCGAAGCAGTCTTCGTGGCCAAGCGACTTAGAATCAAATAACGGTGATTCGTCTTTTGTTTCGTCGGGCACTACAGGGAAAAAACAACTTATTGGTTTGATGACCACAAATTTGAATCTAGGCGCCAACACTATAGCCTTAAGCGATGACGAATACATTGCTGCCGTACAATTGAACACAGTATTACGCAAAACGAATCTAGACGCGGCTGTAAAACCTATCTATAAATCTGCCACAGATACGTATCACGATCTCGGCCCCAGCATCGCGATTGCCGGCCAGCCTTTTGAAAATTACAGGTCGCAAATCTTCGTTGCTCACAAGAACCCCGCGACAAATACGAATTGGAATTTGACAGAAGTTGCTAGCGCGTCACCTACTGCGGCTAACATTGGATTTGGCTTACAGATTGTCGATCCGGCGTAATTTATACTAGAGTCATGGCTAAACTAACGCTACTCAATACGTGCTGCGGTTTAGCGTTACGCCGCGATGGCTGCGACGGCTCGCTGGTGCTCGCCAAAGAGTCCAATGATGATCCGTGCTGCTGCTGCCCGGACATTCCGCAAACTTGCTGCGTAAGAATTCAAAAGTCAAACGGGGAAGGAAGTAAAGAAGCGCCAGCAACGATTTCGGGTACTTTTTACGTCATGCGCTGTAGCCCGAGCCTGCCATCCGGTAGTCCTGCGTGCGCAGACGGGCCTACTAGTTGCGCCGGAGACCATACAAAGGCTGCTGTCAACGGCAATTGTAAAACAGGTTTTCCGCAGTGTATCGTAGACGCGTACAAAGTATACGGCAAAGTCAAAGCAGGCTCGGGTTTTGACGACTTCGGTGAGGTAGAGGGAATTACGTTTGATAATCACATACCTTGCGGTCCGGGGTTAGCGTCAAAAACGACAACCACAACGACAGACTCGGAAGAATTTGAATTGACGTTCGAGGCGCTCGAACCAAACCCCTGCGAAGAGGGCGGTTCTGCTATGTATTGCATACCGATTAAATGGTCGGCTACTAGTTCGAATTGCGGCCCGCCACAAGGAATCAACGCACAAGTTTGTATTCGTTTTGAGAGTAAAGACAGTTCAAACGATCCTATTCCTATTTAAAAAGGCTTACGTAACCGGCGCATGGCTAAACTCTATTTCCGTCACGGCACTGTCGGGAGCGCGAAGACTCTCAATCTACTGGCTACAGCGCACAACTATCGCCAGCAGGGCAAAGAAGTTTTGCTCGTCAAACCTGAACTCGATACGCGGTTTGGCCAAAATATCATTAAGACCCGCGCCGGCTTAGAAATGAAAGCCGACGTTTTGGCTCCGCCTGCTGGGCTGATTCAGTTCCCGGCTCTTGACGACATAGCCTGCGTCCTCGTGGACGAAGCGCAATTCTTGTTTCCTGACGCCATAGACCAATTGCACCGTATTGCGCACGCTGCCGTGGCCCCAGAAAGCCCCGGCGGCATTCCAGTTATTTGCTACGGCCTGCGTACGGATTTCCGTACTCGTGCATTCCCGGCGGCGCAGCGCTTATTTGAGTTGGCTGACAGTATCGAAGAAATCAAAACTATCTGCCATTACTGCTTGCGGAAAGCCGTCTTCAACCTTAAACTCGTCGACGGCAAACCAACTAAATTTGGGCCGTCTGTTGAATTAGGCTGCGAAGAGAAATACTTACCGTCTTGCGCCGACTGTTATGAATTCCAACACCGAAACAGTTGA